GCTTCGTATTGCCCGCAATAATGAGAGTGAATTGCGGTTGGAACTCGAACAAGTCCTGCCGCATGAACCGCGCGCTGATCTTGTCACCGCCAGTCAAGGACTTGACCTTGGCTTCATCCCACTTGCGGCTCGGGTCAATCTCCTGCGCATGGACAAGACGCGCACCCATGAGGGCCGCAAGTTCCGTCGGATGCCGTTGCGATGCAGACGCCAAGAATACGTCCGCACTAGCCACGGCAGCATAATCGCCAAGGATGTTTCCTATCGCGCCAAGGAACGTCCCTTTGCCATTGCCTCCCGAGCCATGCGCGAACGCCAGCACGTGTTCCTTAGTGCTACCTGTAGCACTATAGCCCGCCAGCCTTTGAAGGTAAGAGATCATCTCAGCATCACCGTTGCACGCCTCATTAAGAAACGCTTGCCATTGCGGGGCAGGCTTTGTGAAGTCCACCTCAACGGCTGTGCATTTGGTTGCCAGACGCGAACGGTCATGAGGCAGCAGCTTCCCCGTGCGCAGGTCCACCATGCCCGACTTGGTGTTGAGCAAATAGATGTCCGCGTCTAGCTGATCCGTCGTCACCTGCATTGTCGGCTCGACCGCTGCCAGCTTCGCTACGTTGGCAATCACATTGTAGGACGCCACACGCTGCGCGATGCGCTCGCCCTTCGGTACGCTGGTGATCTTATTCAGCGCTTCGGCGGAGGCTTGCGCACAAACACGCCGGGTAAGTTCGGTGTGCTTATTGGCAACGTCTTTCGCCCACTTGAACCCATCCCATGCGATCCAGCCCATGCCGCCAACAACGTATCGAATATCCGAAACGTGTAGGCGAGCAAGGCGCTGCGCCAGAGCAATGTCGCTATACTCGACGGGCGTTTCGCCGGATGTAGCTACAACCCCAAACTCCTCATCGCTGAAGTCAGCCACATCGAACTCATCGACTTCGCGCTTCAGCCCGAACTTGGCCGCTTTGTCGGCCAGCCAGTCCCAGCCCAACTCATACGGCGGGTGCATACGCCCGAAGTCTGCCTCAATAGTATCGAGACTATTGACGCCATCTTCCCAACGCTCCGCCCATGACGAGAAGATTTCAAAAGCATCGGCCTCATTGTCGGGGCCGCACGCAGCCTTGATGGCATAGCCCATGCGGATATAGTCATCACGGTCAGGGAAATGCTCAGTCGTGTTGGGGATCGCAGAGATCGCAGCCGCTACGTGCTGCACGCTCGGCGCGATCAAACCAGTCTGGTCGATGGACTTGCGCTCTTGCGCCCGCTCGGCTGTCTTGTCTGCGTGGATAATCTCGCAGCCCATCATCTCCAGCGTCTCAGTCAGATCGGCGAAGAACTGCTCGACCTTATCCTTGGTCAGCTTCTTCAAACAGGCCGGGCCGCGTGCCTCCAAATCCACATCGAGACTGTATGGCTCCCGCGTGATGGGGTGGATACCGCCGATGACGTATTGCTGCCCGTCTCCCAAGAACTCTACGAGTTGCTCGACGCCCATGCCGTCCTTGAACCGCACGCGCATACGCCCGATGCGCTCCTCGGTACGATACATAAGCAGCCGCTTAGGGAAACGACCGATCCGCATGGGCGCTTTGCCCAATGCCTTGACCGCCATATCCCCGATGACCCGAGCCAGCCCCTCGTTGACAACATCAATGTCAACCGCAGGGTAGTTGCTCGCCTTCAGGCCGATATTGGCGTGGCTCCGGTCCCACCGCTCGACATCATTCGGCGTCGGCGTATAGTCCTGCCAGCCGTAGCCGCCCCATGTCCCTTGTGCATTCTGCCGACCCGGCGCTTTGCCCGCTTGGTCGGCTTGGATTTTGGACATGGCTGAGAGTTCAGCGTTGGGCGGGATCACCGACACGAGGTCTTTGAAGCCCGCCTCGTACAGCGTCTTAAACTTCATTAGTGCAACTCCCTTTTCTCAATCTTATCACGCCGCTGCATAAGCATATCTATCGCGCTGTCGATGGCGAAGATTGCGAAGTCCGGTTCTTCTTCGACCATCAATTCATGCGCGGGCAGCAACATGACTACGCCGGTGTCGAACTCTTCTGTAAATCCAATCATGAATACTGGAACGAAGTCGAGTTCTTCTTTAGTTTTACTTGTCTTTACCTTCATCGGTTGTACCCCCCGGCAGGTGGAACTCCGCTCTTAGGTCGGAGGCCAGCACAAGCAGCGCCACCTTGGCGTCATGTGATTGCGTCCGGTTGGCGCGGAACTCGATATAGTCGATGATGTATAGCCTCTCCCCGTAGGCCGTGCGATCTTCAGTAGTAGTCATTATAGTTCTCGTAATCCTCGGTTAGATCAATCTCACCAATCTGCGCCTTCAACCACAGCATTGCTGCCGTCGCTGCCAGCCCGGCCAGTGTAAGCCACTTCATTGTGCGCATAAATGTCTCCAGTATCGGAGGTGCGTAGGAGCGAGTGAGCATATAGGAGAAGTTCAAAGGCATCAATCTTGCCTTCGATATAAATCTTCTCGCCATCCCGTTTGGCGTAGCCGCGCGTGTTCGCTTCGATCCACTCGGCTAGTTCGGTTGCTTGTTCGTGTGTCATTTCCCAAACCCCTCTTCCCAAAGTTCGATGGCGCGGGACACGATACCTTCAATAGCCACCGGGTCGAACAGCACAGTCCCTGCCATAGCCTCGCGCGCACACAACAGCTTCCGATCCACGGGCGGCTGCTCGTATTTCTGGATCATGTCGCAGAGGGCGCGGAAGGATGAGGTGCATTCATATTCCTCTTGCAAGGCATCGTCCCTATTCCATGTCCATCCGCACCGCCTCGCAGCTTCGATCAGAATCCAGTCTGGTGGTGTGTCAGTCATTTCAAATGATCCCCTTCTGCGATCCGATCCGCCAGCCAGCGGGTGTTGCGTTCAAACATCGCCATCTGCCCCGAGCGGAGCCAGTCGATGATGAGTTCTTTCTCGCTCTTGGTTGCAACCGGAGCGGCAGTAACTTCTTCCACATTGGTTTCGATTGTGGTGTCGATGATCTTCTTAGGACGCGCCATTAGATAGTCTCCTTGGTTGAATAGCCCTTGGCCTCGGCCAGAGCGATGAGTTCGTCAAGCCAAAGAACGCCTTTGCCTGCGACGAAATACTGGTTGAACCCACGATGGGGCGCTTTGTTAATATCACCCCACGTATGCGAAGACTGCTCATACATCTGAATGTCCGCGCGGAATACGTTCTGGAAATGCTTACGCAGGTACTGCGCCGCCTCCGCTGCCACAGTTTTGGTCTTCGTGTCAAACTCTCGGCGAGGGATTACCACATTTGTGGTAATGTCTTTCGTAACCGCTGGGACATTGTGCGCCCGCTTCTCATGTTGGCTGAGCGGTTTGATGCCCAACTCATCGAGCCAGCCGCGAATAGTCCGCGCGTCGGTATTGTAAAGACGACACAACTCCGCCCGTGTCAGGGTCATAGCTGTCAAGGCTAAGTTGTGCGGCACTGCTTTGCGCCGGGTTCCGGTCACAGGTGTCAGGCCGCACTCTTTCATCCAACGCGCAACGACCGTGCGCGATTTGCGATAGTAGTCCATCATCTTTGTTATGTTCATGGTCTTCGCCTTCTCCTCGAAGTCCTTCGGCACAGGATACTTCTGCACCTCGGTCTTCCCCCTCAAGCCGAACTTACGGCGTCGGCTATCTACCGACGCTACTGTGCGGTTCATCAATCGCGCCACGGTTGACGGACGATGACCCTTGCCAAACAATTCCAACAGCCGTGCATCCTCTTCGGCTGTCCACTCTACGCGTTTGATAACCATTACATCCCTCAAGTTGTTTTCGTTGACGCAATGGTGGTGGCACAACTTGCCAATTCGACGCAAGCATTTTTTTTTAGTTGACGAACCGATATGATCTGTGCCACCCATTGTGAAACTTACCGTGAAACCGACGACACCGAGGGAGACTATGATAGTTAGCATCGACTTTGAGACGCGCAGCGCCGTCGATCTACGCAAGACCGGCGTCTATAAATACGCCGACGATCCCAGCACGGACATCTGGTGCATGGCGTACAAAGCGCCGTGGTCACAAGACGTTGATGTCTGGATGCCGGGCGATCCGATTGACGTTCGGTTGGAAGACTGGATCGCCGAAGGCGGTCTGCTGTCTGCATGGAATGCCAACTTCGAGCGCACGATCTGGAACACCATTATGGTGTCTCGCTATCAGTGGCCGCGCACGAAGATCAAGCAATGGCGCTGCACGATGGCGCAGGCCAGCGCGATGGGTCTGCCCCGTGCGCTCGGTCAAGCAGCCGCAGTCCTCGGCGTGGACGAACAGAAGGACAAAGCAGGCGCGGCCCTTATGCTCCGTATGGCACGGCCCCGTAAGGTAAACGCCGACGGAACCTACACATGGTGGAACACGAAGGACAAACTCGATACGCTAGTAGCGTATTGTCGCCAAGACGTACGAACGGAACTGTCGGTAGCGGAGCAGCTTCTGCCCTTCGCCGATAGCGAACGCCGTCTCTACCAACTTGACCAACGGATCAACGACCGTGGTATTAAGGTTGACCTCGATCTAATTGAACGGGTTAGCAAACTTGCTAACTCCGCGTCCGAGCAGATCGACGAAGAGATCAAGCGGCTCACGAACGGCCAAGTCAAAGCGGCAACGAACGCAATGGACTTGACCGCGTGGCTTCGTAGCTATGGGTTAAACGTGAACTCCGTTGACAAGCAGACGGTTGCCCGGATGCTGAACATGGATCGTTTGCACCCGGTCATCAAGCAGGTGCTTCGCCTCCGGCAAGATGGTGCTAAGTCCAGCACAGCTAAGTATGACGCGATGGTCAACGCAGCTAACGCCGACGAGCGTATGCGTGGGCTTCTCGTTTATCATGGCGCAGCTACGGGCCGCTGGTCTGGCAAGCTGGTGCAGCCACAGAACTTTCCTCGGCCTTCCAAAAAGAACGATGAGATCGAAGCAATCATCGCAAAGCTAAAGGCCGACGAAGATGTATCGGAACACGGGGCCGGAACGGTTATCGCCTCGGACTTGCTCCGGTCAATGCTGATCGCCGAGGAAGGCCACCGGCTTCTCTTCGCCGACTACGCCGCAATCGAAGCCCGCGTCCTTGCGTGGGTAGCGGGGCAGGACGATCTCGTCGAGACGTTCAAGAAAGGGGGAGATGTGTACAAAGATATGGCAAGCGCCATCTACAACCGCCCGGTTGACGCCATCACTGGCGACCAGCGGCAGGTTGGCAAGATGGCGATCCTTGGCTGCTTTGAAGAAGACACATTAGTCTTGACGGAGCGAGGGTGGGTACCTATTGTAAACCTGACAACGCAAGATAGGGTATGGGATGGGGTACAATGGGTAACACATCAAGGCGTGGTATATCAGGGCTTCAAGGAAGTTCATCGGAAGTATGGGGTCGGCGCGACGCCGGACCACGAAGTGCTAACGGAAGATGGGTGGGCAACATGGCAAGAGGTCCATACCAGCCCTTCCCGTTTGAAGTCGGCGACACGTTTGGTGAACTTACCATTCTTGAGTGGGTCAATCATAAACGGGCTTGGCACCCCAATTGCAAATGTTCCTGCGGTTGGGTGGGCGTCGTTGACCGGCAGAATATCAAATCTGGCAGGTCTACTCGTTGTAACACTTGCGCCAAACAAAAAGCCGCAAAGAGCCGAAAGAAATATCTCGGCTACGCCGACATTGTTCCAGACGACACGCACCGCGAGCGACTACTCAATCGAATATCGGCGTGTATCCAGCGTTGTGAAAACCCACGCAATGCAGGGTGGGAACACTACGGCGGAAGAGGCATTCGTATTTGGCCCGAGTGGCTATCAAACCGGCGTAACTTCCTTAGGTATCTTATCTCCCTTGAAGGATGGGATGACCCGGTTCTGGAACTGGACCGCATTGACAACAACAAAGGTTACGAACCTTTTAACCTGCGGTTTATCTCACGCAGCGAAAATATGCAGAACCGCAGGTCTGTCGGTGAACTTCAAGCGATCATCAAATCTCTTGAAAAGGAAGTCGAACGTCTACGATGTGAGTTACGCGGGGCCAAGGAATAGGTTCACGATACTTACTGATCGCGGCCCCATGATTGTTCACAATTGCGGTTATGGCATGGGTGGAAAACGCTTTGCCGAACAGTGCAAGGCGATGGGCATTGTGGTGGACGAAGACGAAGCCAAGCGGATCGTCGGCGTTTATCGTGAGAAGAACAACAAGATCGCCCAATACTGGCGCGATGTCGAACAAGATTTTCTAGAGATGGTGCGGGGGACTTTCAATGTTGGGATTGTAGAACTCCCCCTACCTAGCGGGCGGCGGCTTGTTTACCACAATCCCCGCATCATTCAGCGTGAGACACCTTGGGGGGCAATGCGCGACACCGCGCAGGTCGATACGTTGAACAGCGTGACACGGCAATGGACGAGCCAGATTATCTGGGGCGGCCTGTTGACCGAGAACGTGGTGCAAGCCACCGCCCGCGACATTATGGCAACGGCCATGATGCAGTTGGAAGTGAAGGGCTACAACGTAGTCTTGTCCGTGCATGACGAAATTATTTGTGAAGTGCCGGACGATTTCGGTTCCATTCAAGAGATGATTGATATTATGATAACCGTCCCCGGCTGGGCCGAAGGTTGCCCGATCAACGCCGAGGGACAAGAAGGGAAGAGGTATCGGAAATGAAAAAGGTTCGTAGCTACAAAGACTATCTGCGTCTTAAGGGCATTAAGCCGATGCGCATTGTGCAGACGCAGAAGAAGAAGGGCGACATCATCATCAACTGGTGCAAGCCTGCGGAGTTGGTTCGGTGAAGCACTCGTACAACTGCGCCATCTATCGTCTCGGCGATATCCGTGCGTGGTGTGACTGCGGAGCCGAGCCGCCCGTATTGAATGAGATCAGGGCCAACGTGTCCGAGAAGATCGGAGCGGGAAGAGAACGTGCCGCAATCGTGCGCTGGCTTTTGAAAGAGCAAGAGCGCCACCCCAAAACCGAATACTCAGGGTTTGCGGCCATGATTGCAGAAGAGATAGAGGCGGGAGCGCACAATGAAGAATAAGCCAGCATGGTACGGCGGGAACAAAATCCCTTTTTCGTATCTACAAAAATTCCTAACCAAGTCGGACGAAGAACAGCTTGAACTGCCGCTCGAACTCCGGCTCTTTCTAGGACAAATGAAATGACAGCACACGCTAAGTTCGGCGCGTCTAATGCGAAGCGCCGCATGGGTTGCCCCGGTTCTATGCAGGCCGAGGCTCCGTTCCCGAACACGAGTTCGCCTTACGCAGAACTCGGCACAGCCGCGCACGAACTTGGCGAGTATTGTCTGGTCAATAATATCGCGCGCGTCGATGAATGCCGGGGAGGCCAGATCAATGGCGAAATCAAAGGCCATATCATTGATGACAACATGGTCGCGGCGGTGCAAGTCTACGTCGACTATGTGCGGGCGATTGCTATCTCTGAGCCGACGATCTGCCGTTACGAAAAGCGGTTCAGCCTCGACAAACTTGACCCACCTATGCCAATGTTCGGCACGGCGGACTGCATTATCTACGGCAAGGAAACCGGGACGCTCTACGTCCTTGACTATAAGCACGGCCAAGGTGTGGCTGTCGAAGTCGAGGACAACGCGCAGCTTAAATACTACGCGCTCGGCGCTATCCTTGAGATTGGCGACAAGGCTCCGATTAACAAGGTCGTTACCGTCGTGATCCAGCCCCGCGCCATGCACCCGTCCGGCCCTGTGCGTCAACATAGCTACAGCCGCGACGAGATCATGGACTTTGGGACGGAACTGATCGACGCAGCGCACGAAGCCATGAAGCCGGACGCACCGCGCATCGCTGGCGACCACTGTAAGTTCTGCCTTGCAGCGGGAACCTGTTCGGCCCTGCGCAACAACGCTCTTGAGATCGCACAAGACGAGTTCGGCGCAGTGCGAAACATCAATGACCTAACTCCACAAGAGGTCGCGGACTATCTCGAAAAGGTTCCGCTGATCGAAGAGTGGATCAAGTCGCTACGCCGTCACGCTAACAACCTGCTTGAGACTGGCGGGACACTGCCCGGCTACAAGCTGGTCGAGAAGCGCCCGACCCGGCGCTGGCGTGTCGAGGAAGAATTTGTGGCATGGGCCACACAAGAAGGTCTGGATGACGACGACATCTACGAAAAGAAGTTGAAGTCGCCATCGCAGATCGAGCGTATCGTGGGCAAGAAGAACCTTCCCACATCGCTCGTCATGGCTGTATCAACTGGCACATCTATGGTCGCTGATACAGACAATCGTCCGGCTGTTGCCACTCTGGCAGCAGACGATTTTACCGTTGAATGAGGAAACTCCGTATGTCTAAAGTTATTACGCCTGAAGCTATCATCTCTTACCCGCACGTTTTTGAACCGCAGACCCCTCCGGGTGCAAGCGAGCCAGTCTATTCCTGCTCACTGGTGTTCGAAGCTGGCGTCGATCTTTCAGAACTGAAGGCGACGGCTGCGGCGGTAGCCAAGGAAAAATGGGGGGACAAGACAAAGGCGCTGATGGAGGGCGGCAAAATTCGTATGCCGTTCCGCACCGACGGCGAAGAGAAGGGCTACCCGGAAGGGTCGATCTTCATGAACGTCAAGTCTAAGCAGCAACCCGGTGTGGTCAGCAAGTTTGCTGGCGACAACGGCAAGCCTGCTCCGATCACGGACCCCAAGGAAATCTATCCGGGGGCTAAGGTCCGTGCCTCGCTGCGCGCCTATGCGTACAGCGTCAACGGCAACAACGGCGTTGCCTTCTCACTGGGCAATCTTCAGAAGGTGGGCGACGGTCCACGTATGGATGGCCGACTGTCGGCTGCGGACGAGTTTACTGCCACGGAACGTCCGTCCGCTGACATCTCGGACCTTGATGATTTGCTCTAAGTGAAGGGGAGGGCCGGGGAGTTTGGAAGTCGCCCCGGCCCTTCTTTTTGGGAGGCTGTCATGGAAAGTTTAATTACGGCGAATGATGCACGCAAATATCTAGACTATGATCCGGCCACTGGCGTGATGCGCTGGAAGATTTGGCCGCGCACCGGACGCCCAAGCGGGCGTGAAATCCTAACTACAAACGCGCAAGGCTACCGTGTAGTTGTGCTTATGGGCAGGCAGTATCGCGTACACCGCGTTGCTTGGCTCATCATGTACGGCAAATGGCCGACAGAACTTCTCGACCATGTGAACGGTAAGCGCACCGACAATCGCCTAGTCAATCTGCGCGAAGCAACGCGAGCGGAGAACAACCGCAATCGCGGCATGAGCGGCAACAATACGTCCGGCTTTAAGGGCGTGACGTACAACAAAGACCGCAAGAAATGGCAGGCCAAGATTTACCGCGATAACAAGGTGATCCACCTTGGCCGGTATCCCACTGCGCAGCAAGCCTTCGCGGCGTACTGCAAAGCCAGCCGACAATATCACGGTGAGTTTAGGCGCTTAGTCTAAAGCCTCGGAAATCATCCGCGCCTTCTTAGCTAAGGTCTTAGCTACGATCTCATCGACAGAATTGACAAGGCCGAAGGTCCGCACAATGACGGGCTTAGTCTGGCCGATGCGGTGGCAACGCTTGGCCGCCTGTGCGTTTGTCGCCGGAACCCAATCCATCTCCACAAACGCTACCTGATTTGCAGCCGTCAACGTAATCGCCGTCGAACAGGCCGTGATCTGGCCGATGAAGACGCGGCATTTGGGGTCGGACTGGAAAGTGTCAATTGACGCTTGACGCTCTGCGGTCGGCATACCGCCAGCCACCACCACCGGGTTGTAATCCTTCAGCGTATTGTACAAGTTTTGGATCGCGTCGGTGTGGTAGGCGAAGATCACGATCTTGTCGTAGGCATCATCTTGCAATTCGCCAGCTATTTGGGTGGCAATCGGTCGAGATTTGGCTACCCCGGTGAGCCGTCTTAATGACGCAATGTGAGGGGCGATCCTCTCAATCTCGGAAGACAAGTCCTGATTTGCGAGGGAGTTGGCAAGGATAGCGTTGACCGCTTCCTGTTCGCGCGGGTCTTCGATGTGCTTGGTGTCGCTCCAGTTTTCCACCTCGATGGGTGTATCTTGCCACCAGATTGGCGGCAAATCTTTCAGCACGACTTCCGACTTGCGGCGTAGCATGATCGACTTCAGGATCGTCTTGAACTCTGCCATCCTGTCGGCCTTGTTGCCGAGAACTTGTAGCCCAAACTGGCCGTTCCAAGTCTTGCAGAAATAGAGTGTGTAGTCCGTGAAGTTTAGAGGGTACTGCCAAATCGCTTTGAGATGCGTCCAGAAATCACTGACATTGTTAGGAATGGGAGTACCGCTAAGCAGCCAAACGCGATCAGCAAAACGGACAAGGCCATCACCACGGCAATACTGACCATATAGATACTTTGTGCGCTTAGCAGTACGGTTCTTGAGATAATGCGCTTCATCCAGAACCAGAACATCAGGCTCAAACTTGGCGATTTCATTTCGCACCTCTTTGGATTGCGTGATCTTGTCGTAGCTGAAGACTTTGACTTCGCGCTCGACGGTTCCCCAACGCTCAAACTCACGACGCCAGTTAATCTTGGCAATAGCGGGACATACCACAACGACTTTTGTAAGGCCGAGTTTGTCACACGCTGCAATAACTTGAAGCGTCTTTCCAAGTCCCTGCTCGTCGGCAAGAAAGGCGGCAGGATGTTCACAGAGAAAGTCTGCGCCGACTTTTTGGTAATCGAATAGGTGGTTCATCTTCCCTCTCTGCGGCGTAGCAAGCCAGAAGCGCAGCCTCGGCTCTGCCGTCATCTTTCTTTCTTGCGAAGAGATGAGCGTAATCCGGGAACAACTCTTGCGCCCGCTGCCGACTACCGTCCTTCCCTCCGAAAGTCCGCATAGATTTAGTCCAAGTTGCGGGCGGGATCAACTCAAAAGGAACAGAGAACCCGGCCAGCACACCTTCGATGATCCCGGCAGCACGGCCAAAGCTGAACATCGAGGACACACCTTGGCCCGGCATGGCGTGGACTTTCTCGATAAGGGCTTTTGTTTCGCTGGTTACATGTAACCGTAAAGCATCGGCCAGCGCGTGCGCGTCTACCTGATTGACGACGCGCGGCCCGCGCTTGACCTTAACGGTAGGCATGTCGATGACGACAAGTTCTCGGCTATCCTTATCAAGAATAGCAACGGCTCCAAAAGCGCCGGGGTCAATACCCATGAATTTCATGGGCGATGTGTATAGTATTAGAAGCTAGTCCGCAAGTTACTACGCGGCCCCAACGACTTACGATGGCGAAGCCCGTTGGGTTTGTGGCGGCGCTTGGACTTGGGCATGGGCTTCCAAGTCTGTTCTTTAACGCTAGTCTTCTTTGCCATTAAAAGTCTTCCGGCAATTGTTCGAGATTAAGAGGTGTGTATGTTTCTGGATCAAGATCAATTGTCACTTGAGGCGCGGGGGTTACGATAGGCTCGCCCGTTGCGTAATCTACCTGTTCCGGTGTTTGCAGATACTGCATAACTTCGGACTGCATTAGCTGCTGTTCTTGCTGCGGCGTCAAAACCCCTTCTTGGCGCTTAGGCAACGCCGATACTGGCGGGAGTTCGGTCGGCTGGTTGAACTGCGCAATGGACAGCATCGCCGGGTTCAGAACCGCCGGGTTAGTGATGATGTCCGGCGTTTGTCCAGCCATATACCGAACGGTTCCGGGTTGGCGAAGCGCAGCAGACGCTGCCGGCCCGGCCAGCAAGGCAGTAAGCAGCGCCAGACCCTGATATTCTTGCGGAATTTCGTTTTGGTTTGCGTAGTATCCCGCGCCGATGAGGCCGGCCCCTTGTGCGTAAGGGAGAAGCTGCATACCCGTGCGGGGGTTAGAGAACGCTTCAGTCGAACGACGAGCAGCCGACAACGCTTCGGAAAGCTGAGTTGTCTGCGCCAGAATATCCGGGTCTGTGCCAAGGATCGCAGCGTTTGTCGGGTTCGACGGATCAACTGCACCGAAAGCCCGCATCGGCGTAACTTCAGACAACGCCTGATCGCCGATGGAAGACTTAGCCGCACGATCCAAAAGAGCAAACCGAGCGATCTGGCGACCGTCTTCGCTGGACAGGCGCATCGCTGTTTGCGCGGTTCCTTCGTCTGCGTTCAGCAGGCTTGTTACAAACTTCTCGCCGGTGTTGTCAATTTCCGTCGGCTTCAGACGCCGGCCAACGACATCGTTGACCAGCTTTGTATCGCGGAACGGCAAGACGTTTTCGGTGAAGTACGTCTGCGCATTGCGGAAAGCGGTCGCCGCTTCCGGGTTCTGCGTCTCAAGACGCGATACCCACGCATCCGCATCGCGCGACAGCGACGAATACACTTGGCCGAGAGCGGCTGTCATAGACCCGCGTTCCGGGCTTGCAGCGGCGGCCCGCTGGGCTTCTGAATATGCCTGCCCGAAAGCCGTATTCATTTTACGGAAATCGTTGTAGCCGATGACTTGCGTATCATCGGCTTCGGCAATCCGTCGCATCAAGTTCTTGACGCTAGTCGGTACGTTTGGATCGCGAAGATAATCCGGGAACTCAGACAGGAAATTCGTGATTGCGTTTTTAGCGTTCGAAACCGCGATCTGATCCGTGCCTTTTTTCTTGTTCAAGGCGGGCAGAACAGCGTCATACAGTTCACCGGCTTTCGCCTTGGTCAACTTATATTGATCGCGAAGATCGTTAATCAGACGAACGCCAAGTTCTTTAGGCGTAGCGTTCTCGTCGATATTGTACGGGCGGGAGCGGTTGCGCAAAGCCTCGACCGCCGTGCGCGCCTGCGCGTTTTGTTCACGCAGAGTGCGCATACCGGAAAACGGCATGGCCTCAAGAAGAGTAGTCATACCGCGCGTAAACCGCGAACCCGGATAGACATCTGCGGCGGTTACGGTGATGCCCTGCCCTTCAGCAGCGGCGCGCTGGCGAATAGCGTCCCGGCCTTCCGGTGTCAGGATATCGTTCATGGCGTTTTCAAGCCGCCCAAACCGCGATCCCGCTGCCCCGCCGATGATAGCACCGCCCACTTTAGCGAAAGGGTTCTGATCCGCAATTTCACCAGCCAACCCGGAACCAATACCGGCTGTCGTCGCGGAGGCAACTTGTGTAGCCGGGTTACGGGTCAGTTCCGTCATAACTCGACGGCGCGTAGTCTGGCTGCCTGCGGGAACTGCTTGGCGTGCGGCTTGGGTTGCACCCTTAGCCGTCCCCCGTGTTACCAACGCACGCTGCGCTGCGGTCAAACCTTGCCCCGTTACTTTCTGTAGGGCTTTCTGGCCGAGACGCAGAAGTCCTTGGCCGCTCGCCGCACTTGTAGCGAACTGGCCGCCTTCCGATACAACGCGCTCAAGACCTGTTTCCGGCTTGGGCAGCCCCAATTGGTTCGCGGCAGTTACTGCCATCTGCGATGGAAGTTGCGGCAAATACCGCTGCGGTACGCCAACCGCGCTGTATGCCTTGTTTAAAAAGTATTGAAGCGGATCGCCGATTGCGCCCGCCAAATCCCCGACACCCTGAATTTGGGCGCGAGTGGCAAGGCCAAAACCGCGCAGAGCCTTATCCGCCAAAGTCGCCTTGGCCTGCGTCTTTGAGGTTGGCGCAATAACCGGGCGGTAATCTACCAACTTCGGAGGAGTAGCGGGTGCGTCTTTCGCCACGATTGTCTCCCCTTTAGTGGTCACATACGTCTTATTAGTAGGGTTCGGATTGCGCGACAGTACGTCTCTTACATAATTTTTCGTTTCGGTATTGCTCGGCAGTTTTCCGTTTAAACGAGCCAATTTAGTAGGGCCGTAATTATAGGCCGCTGCCGCCATAGCCGGGTCACCGCCAAAACGCGAAAAATTCTCGGCGATGTATTTGACTCCCGCTTCAATGTTTTGAAACGGGTTGTTGATGTCTTTTACGCCAAGAGCCGCAGCCGTCCTCGGCATCAACTGCATATGGCCTTTAGCCCCGGCAGGAGATGTCTTTACATTCTTGCCAGATTTAGTTTCTTGCTCGTAAATGGCGCGCGCAAGCCAGCGTGGAACGCCGTACTTGTCCGCCATTTTATCTACATATGGGCGGTAATCAGTTGCCATCAGCGTGCGCCAGACCTTTTCTTCTGGGGAACTTCACCCAAGATAAATTCTTGACCAGATTTTGTTCGGATAACGGCGTAGGTTTTATTATTAGTCTTGTTGCGAGCGGTATACGCGCTGATCGCGCCTGTGCCAACAGCGGCTTTAACAAACTCAGGATCGCTAAGAATACCGAGACGACCTTCGCGGGTTTTGCCCCATGCTTCAAGTGCCAGTTGTGGCTTGCCTTCATAGCGATTAAGGAAATTGTTAAAGGCAATATCGCGGCGTAGAAACGCTTTTTCCGAGGCGGAGATCAATTTATTCCCCGCCGGGGTGTTGGTCATCTGCGGGCCAATAGAACCTAACAGCGCAACGTCTCTTTCTGTCTGCGGGCCTTTTTGGTCAACCATTCGTTGGACCAGCATTTGTTTACGCAGATCAGTAAACGCGGCTGCGTTGGAAACGGCGGCCTGCGCATTCGGGTCGTTGGACAGGCCAAACGCATTAAGCCACGATTGTGCAGCGTTCTTATACTCGGCCAACTTGCCGGTAGCGATAGCTTGGCTAAGAGCATCCAACGCCTGAACTTGCGGCAAACGCTTTTGCGCTGATACCGCGTTAGTCTGCGCTTCATTGATGAGATTTTTGAACTGCTCGGTACGCGCTTGAATGAGGCCTTTTTGATCTTCTGAAAGGCCTGTTACATACGCGCCGGGAACCGGCCCGAGTGGAGAACCAGCCGGGATATTGCTCGGCGTGGTACCTGTAGGCGCAACGCTTGCGGGAGCGGCAGCATTAGCCCCACCACCGGGAACTTGTGCCATGACCCACGCCTCGGCGGTTGGGTAACCTTCCGCACGATAAAGAGGCATTTTAGTCGGGCGTCCGCTCGCGTCCATGCCGTCAACAAGAGTGTACGGATTAGACGCAATGGTCTTCGCAAACCCACTCTCAAGTGTTCCTTGCGGCGTGTACTGCGAAATACCCGCAGCTTGCTCACGCAGGGCTTTCGCGCCTTCTACGTCGCCCAAAGCTAACGCTTGCGCTGACAATGCGAAGAGGTCTGCGGGTGTTGGATTGCGGGGCTGGCCGTTTGGCCCGCCAACAGTTCCGGGTGTAGCCTGTTCGTAGATCGGCTTGAGTTGTGCTTTGCGCTGTTGTTCGGCCTTGATTTGCGCAAGCTGAATTTTGGTCTGCATCTCTTGCAACTTCGATTGCTGCAAGTTCTGCAAAACTTCCTGCGGCGAAGTCTTGCTGCCGCGAGATACAGACTTCAAAAGCGCGCCAAGCGCAATCAATTTTTCGCCACCAGACAGCGAACCAGAGATGTCACCGCCGGCGAGGCGGGTCAAAAGTTCGCTCTGAGCGTCGTCAATCTCCGGCGCACCAGTTTTGATTTTAGTTGGTGCAAGGAGACTGCCGAAAAGTCCGCGTTGTTCAGCCATTAAAAGATGCCTCCAAGAAGACCTTTGACGGTCCCCTTACCGAAGATTTGGTCAAGACCGCCTGCAACGCCAAGGATATTACCGGCTGTTCCGAAGAAGCCGCTACCCGGCGAAGTCTGCGTCTGTGTCGTAGACATCGGCGACGGCAGACCCGTCGAGCCGGCCAGAAGTGTCTGAAGCTGCTGCTGCGGATACGCACGCTGCGCTTGGAAGTCCTGATAGGCCAGTTCGAGATTGCGCTGCGCCATGTCGCGCTGTGCCTGACCCGACGCGGCCATCATGTTGGCATATGCCTGCTCATTCGAAAGTGCCTGCTGGCCGTAACCCGCAAGAGCCTGCGCACCCGCAAGCTGCTGGCCCGGCAGAGCCTGCGCAAAACCAGCAGCTTGGCCGTAGCCCTGCTGATACAAATTAGCCAGCGTCTGCGCCGTGTTCAAATCCTGCTCGGCTGCAAGTTGCGCTTCATAGACACCGCGACGCTCGTTGCCAAACGCCCGCGACTGCGCAAGCTGTGCCTTGGTCGCCGCGTCCCGTTCGGCCCGTGCCTGCGCCAGCCGCGCCATCGTCGCGTCCACAACGCTCGATTGGAACGGTGACATGAAACCGGCAACGTCTTGCTGGAACTGTTGGGGGCTGTATCCAGCGGCACGTTGGGCGGCCTGCGTTGCCATTCCAAGCTGTTGGCTGCCGACGCGGTTCTGCGCGGCCTGCTCTGCCATTTGGAAGGCTTGCTGTTCCTGAGGACGGAACTGCGCAATGCGGGGGCCGCCGTATGCCTGATACGGGATAGCCGCTACTTGTCGTGCGGCCTGATAGTTGCGCGTTAGAATATCCTGAATAAAAGGATTAAGCTGCTGCGCTGTAGTAGTGGTTGTCGTCTCAGCCATTTAAACCCCCGAGCGGACTAGCCGCCTATTCCTTCGTTCTTAACACAATTAGAAAAGAATTGACAGCCCATTACGCTAACCTAACGGCCAAAGCATTTGACCCGTCGATATACACTTCATACGCAACGCCGCTCGGATTGTAGAGGATCAGCCTCTGGCCCGGCGTTACATATAAATCTTGGTTCTTTTTGTAGCTTTGACTGTCCGATTGTTCGAGCAAACGGTTCCGCTGGCTTTCGGTCATCGGATCGTAAGTCTGTGACGGAGTAGGTAGCTTCATCGGCGGCCACCCGGAATAGCGTTAAGCCGCATGATCCCGACGCGCCAATCGACGTTGCGCGCACCATCAACGCGCATATTGATCTGGCGTCCGTTAAAGCGCACCGACGTTGGGTTGTCTAGCGAGTACGGGCCGTAGGTCGTTTCGGTTCCTGTCGGATAGTATCGTTTGATAAATGTGGCTGTCACATCGCCCAATGTGTTCTCATCGGGAATGAGTTCGTTGATGTGCAAGATACGGTCGCCGTCACCCATCTGGATCGGCCCTGTTTCTGCAAACACCGCGTCTGCGCCCGGACGAACAAACGCAAATTCGTGATCGTAAACTTCGCCGCTCGGCGACCACCACATCGGATAGTTAAAGACGGTCTTGTCAACGCCGCAAGTGCGAGCCAGCGTACCAATAGACCAATGGTTTTCCTGATAGTTCCACACAACGTAGCGGTCATTTTCCGTTGATGACGCGGACGGGTAGAACCACCACACTTCGCTAAATTCGGTATTCGGAACGCAGACGATCTTAGACCGCTGCGTCCGGTTCATGCCGGAGAACACAAAGTCTTCTACGTCCGAAGCGAGAGGCTTGACGTAACCATCATAGATGAAGAAGCCGCGATTGCCCATCCACACAGCCATGTTATCGAGAACAGCGATGGATTGGCGGGAGATGATGCCGCAGTTACGGCCTGCAGTTTCGAACGAATAGACGAACGGAAGGCCGACATACTGCGCAACGTGCGCGTCAACGTCTGTCAGAACAAGTGTCTGGCCGCGAACACGACGGGCGCACATGAGGCTGCCCGGCGTTGTCAGGGTGAAGCTACCGGCCTGATTAGTGGACGCAGGCGTCCATGTCGTATTGTCTTCAAGATCACACCACGCAACCTTACGCGGGTTGCCATCGGCTCCAAGCGCAAAGATCGAGCGTTCGTCTGTAACGCACAGACCGACGCAATCTTCCGGCGAGTTTGCGATCTGCGCGGATACAGTCGGCGTAGTATCGTCAAGCTGCCATTCGTACAACTTGCCGTCGGACGTAGAGCAGGCCACAAGATATTCGCCCCATGTGTCGAGGCTCCATGTGGTCGCTTCGGTAACAGGGCTAATGTCCGGGCGCGGCGTACCATAAGTATAGTCACCGTAAGTAAGTGTGCCGTAGCCCGTGTTATCATCGCCGTCTGCTGGGCCGGGGACAAAACCAGTCGGAGTAATATCTACAAGAGCGCCCGCAGCAGTCATGCTGTAGAGTTTGGTATTAGTACCCGCCGCTAGTCGGCGTGTACTGTCGTTCGAGCGCCACGCAATTGTAGAGCGAGGAACGCCGTTCGTGGCGCTGGTGGTGCGAACGCGCCAGCCCCCAACCGGACGCATCGTCCCGTTATGCCAACGCACAAGGTTGGCGTCATACCACCGGCCTGCGGACTGAAGTTCAGTGCCGTTGCGATATACGCCGGGTGGGATGGAAATTGGGATCAGTGTCATGCCGTTGTCCGTTCTGAGGCGCTAAGTCCTTATATCACTTCTTAGACTTTTTTACAGCCTCTTCCCATGCTTCGACTGTCATGCGATGTTTCATTGCGCAGTCGCCGTATTTGGCTACTGTGTCGATCTCCCAAATCACACGCTCTGGATCGGCAAGCGGCTGGGGAAGTGGTGACAGCGGTTTACAATTACTCGCCAGATTTGCCGGTGGTGCGGGCATTGGCGTCACTGACACTGCCTTCGAGCAGCCCGACAACACGAACATCAACAGCACAATCAGCAGGAATAGCAGGGAGCGTTTTGTATATCTCACGTACTTCGCGTGTCGTTCCGGCGACCACCAGATCGGCTTGATCGCGCTCGGCTTCATAAGACGCAGAAATCTCATCAATCTTCCCCTGCATTTGCTGGCGCTGCTTCTCGGCTTTCTCAAGCGCAGCGGCGTAGGCGGCGTCGCACTGCCAGTCTTTTACCTTCCATCCGGCAGCGACACCAATAACAAGAGCGCCTGCCGCCACATAGCCAAGGAACGGATTAATCGGCCCCATTTATTTTTCCCCATTCCCTCACCGCAAAGATT